TTATCAACTTGACTACATTCTGTAAGAAAGTTCAGATTCCTTTTGAGGTCTATGGATTTACTAATGACTGGATTGTCGCTGAACGTGCTATCAACAACCAAGAGCGTGTTGATTACTATGACTACAAGAAAGAAAATGCAGTAAAGAATGAAGTTTACATCAACGACGATTGGTTCCACTTGGTAAACTTTATCTCATCTCGTTCTAATGGAAAAGACTATGAGCGTATGTGCAGGAACTTGTTCCGTGAAGCATTTTACTACAGAAACTACTGTGGTTATCAGTACACACTAGGTCTTCAACTTTCTGGAACTCCTTTGAATGAAGCAATCGTTATGATGAACTACATCATTCCTAATTTCCAGAAACAGAATGATCTCCAGAAAGTAAATGTTTGCATCTTGTCTGATGGTGAAGCATGTACAACTGGATACGGTAGAGAGATCTATGACGACTACACAGATGAGTACAAGATTCGTGTCTCACGTCTTGATTGGTCAGCAGTTCTTCGTGACCGTAAAACTGGTCGCACTTATGAAGGGTTTGAGTATGACAACATTACCAACATCTTCATTCAACAGTTGCGTGACCGCAATCCTGCTGTAAATGTTATCGGTTTTCGTATCCTTGATGGTACTTCACTTTCTAGTTTTGTTGGACGCTATGCATCTTACGAAGGTTATAGTGAAGTTCAAAAACAATGGAAGAAAGAGAAGTCTGCTATCATCAAAAATCCAAAAGCATTCAGTGCATTGTATGCTATCAATGGCAAATCATTGAACAAAGAAACTGAGTTCAATGTTGAGTCTGGTGCTCAAAAAGGTGAGATCTCCAAAGCATTCAAAAGGATGCTTGGTAACAAGTCCACCAACAAAAAACTACTCAGTTCTTTCATAGGGTATGTCAGTTGACAAAGTGGCACACAAGGGGTCGCCATTGACCCCGCCACACCCTATACTATATTCATACACAACAAACCAAATCCTTTTTTAATCCGATGCCTTTTGAACCTGTTCCTGTCACTACTGAAGATCTCGTTACATACCTTACTGATAAGGTTGGTACTGAGGTAAACACTAAAGCTCTTTTCCAAGCATCTGAGCATTTCAATTGTTCTCTTGCTACTGTCAAGAAAAGACTCAAGTCTTATAAGCAAGGCATTGGTAAGTGGAATCTTACTGTTCAAGAGAAACTTGAGCAAACTTTCAATGCTCCTGCTGCATTGCCTGCGATTGAACAAAACTTGATTCCTGCTAAGGATGATGGTTATGTTCCTTTCGGTAACTTTCCTGACGTAAAGAAAGTTATTCAATCTAAATTGTTCTACCCAGTTTTCATCACTGGTATGTCAGGTAATGGTAAGACATTCTCTGTTGAGCAAGCATGTGCGAATCTAAATAGAGAATTGATTCGGGTTAATATCACAATTGAAACCGACGAAGATGATCTTATTGGTGGGTTCCGTCTTGTTAATGGTAATACTGTTTGGCACAACGGACCTGTGGTTGAAGCTTTGGAAAGGGGAGCTGTACTACTTCTAGACGAAGTTGATCTTGCATCTAACAAGATTCTTTGTTTGCAATCTATCCTTGAAGGTAAAGGTATCTTCCTCAAGAAGATTGGTAAGTACATCAAACCTGCTGCTGGTTTCAATGTCATCGCTACTGCCAACACCAAAGGTAAGGGTTCTGATGACGGTCGCTTCATCGGTACTAATGTTCTAAACGAAGCATTCCTTGAGCGTTTTGCTTTGACATTTGAGCAAGAGTATCCTACACCTGCTACTGAGACTAAGATTCTCGTCAGTGTTGCTGCATCTGTTGGTAAGCACGATGAAGAGTTCTGCAAAAATCTTGCTAACTGGGCAGACATCATCCGCAGGACTTTCAAAGATGGTGGTATTGATGAAGTTATCTCTACTCGTCGTTTGGTTCACATCATGAGAGCGTATGCTATCTGGAACAATCGTATGAAAGCAATCAAGGTATGTGTCAATCGTTTTGATGAAGAGACTAAGCAATCTTTCATCGAATTGTATGATAAGATTGATGCAGGAGTTGACCTTAATGAGAAGGAGGATGATGAAGGAAGCAACTAAAGAATTCAATGGATATATCGGACACATCATCCGTCTTAATGACGGACGAAGTGTTCGTATCATTGGAGACGAAGGTGAGGAATGGAAACCAACACACAAGATAAATGTTGTTGATCTTGACGGAAACACTTTTCAATGCTATCATGGTGACATACAATATGTCTGGAGTCAAAATTGAAGTACAATGAGCAAGAGATCTTGAAACAGATTTCAGAGTATATCTCTAGTACCTATGGTGCTCACTACAGCAAACATGGAATTCAAACTTTGGATCTCATTGATTCTGTTGGTGATGCTGAAGCATTCTGTAGGTCTAACATTTTGAAATATGCTTCACGGTATGATAGAAAAGGAACAGCAAGAAAAGATCTTTTCAAGATCGTTCACTATGCAGTTCTTCTTCTACACTTTAGCGATAAGTCTGCTAGAGCAGCAGAGATTAACGCAAACACACCGACAACCTTTTCAGTTGATTATGACAAATGAGCAAAGTAACACTATCTAAAAAAACCCTTGACGTTCTCAAAAACTTCAGCACTATCAATTCTTCAATCGTCTTTCGTAAAGGAAGCACTGTAAGAACTATCTCCAATGCAGAAAACATTCTAGCAAAGTTTACTGGCGAAGAAGTATTTCCTTCTGATTTTGCAATCTATGATTTGAGTCAGTTTCTTAGTGGCATCTCTTTGTTCAACGATCCACAACTAGAGTTCACAACTTCTGATTTTGTGAATATCAAAGGTGGTCGTCAATCTGCTAAGTATTACTTCTCTGATCCTGAGATTACTCTCAAGTCTGCACCAGAAAGAAACGTAAACTTTCCTGGTTCTGATCTTCAGTTCAATCTTTCTAGTGATGATCTTCTAGCATTACAGAAGGCATCTGCTATTTACAGTTTGCCTGATCTTACATTCTTCTCAGAAGAAGGATCTGACACTATCAAACTTATTCTTAGGGATAAAGAAAATGATACCAGCAATACTTACGATATCACCGTGGGTGGTACTTGCACTGGCACCTTTTCTCTTGATCTTAAGATTGAGAACATTCGTGTTCTACCAGGTGACTATACTGTTAAGGTTTCTAAACATTTGATTTCCGAATGGATTAATACCGATGTAGACTTAACTTATTATATTGCACTAGAACCTTGAATATTTTTGTAACTGACCCATCACCCACAACATCTGCTAGACATCTACCTGACAAACATATTGTCAAGATGCCTTTAGAAACTTGTCAGATGCTTTCCATTGTTTGCTCTGACAAGTGGGGTCACGGTTACGGTGATTTACATCGTCTTGATGGTCAACCATACAAGACAGAGAAGGGTGCTTTTCGTAATCATCCATGCACTGTCTGGGCAAATGATTGTCTAGAAAATACATGGTGGTTACTTGCACATGGTCTTGCTTTGTGCAATGAATATCAATGGAGATATGGTAAGATTCATAGTTGTGAGAAAACACTAGAGGAAGCAACAACTATTATTCCTCCTGCTACGTATCCATACAGACCTACATCATTTACCTTTGCAGGTCCTGATGAGTTCAAGTATGATACAAGCATTGATATTTTCACAGCATACAAAAGATACATTGCTTCCAAACCTTGGGCAGCAACAAATTACTTGCGTGATCCTTCTCGCAAACCTGATTGGATTTAATTATGAGTAAAGAGTTTTTGTGGGTCGAAAAGTATCGACCTAACATTGTTGAAGATTGTATTCTCCCTGCAAGCACTAAAGATGTGTTTCGGGGATTTGTTGATCAGGGAGAACTACCTAACCTGCTCCTAACAGGAACTGCAGGTGTTGGCAAGACTACTATTGCTAAAGCTATGTGTGAGGAGATTGGTGCTTCTTACATTGTTATTAATGGATCTGATGAAGGACGTTTCCTTGATACCGTACGTAATCGCGTACGTCAGTTTGCTACCACCGTCTCTCTGACCTCTGGTGCTGCTCACAAGGTCGTCATTATTGATGAGGCAGACAATACCACTAACGACGTGCAACTGTCCTTGAGGACTGCTGTAGAGGAGTTTCATGGCAACTGTCGTTTTATCTTCACTTGCAACTTCATCAACAAGATTATTGAACCACTACATTCACGTTGCACGGTTGTTGATTTTAGAATCAAACCAGAACAAGCAGTTAAATTGCAAGGTGAATTTTTTACACGTCTTAAAACTATTCTGACTAATGAGAAAGTTCAATTTGAAGATAAGGTACTTGCGAAACTGGTCAAGAGGTATTATCCTGATTGGCGTCGCCTTATTAATGAGTGTCAGCGTTACGCTGCCTCAGGTTCTATTGATTCCGCTATTCTCGTTGATGTTGCTGATATCAATCTCAACGATCTTATGGGGAGTCTCAAGCGAAAAGAATTTACCACGGTAA